AATATTTTACACACCGATCTTGAATATGAAAATGTATTGATGACAAAAGTAATGGGGCGTAAAGGACAAATATTGTCTCAGGGTTTTGGTGGTGTGGGTAAAAATGAAATGGGTATAAGAACAACAGCTCAAACTAAAAAAATTGGTTGTGCCATCCTTAAACGGTTAATTGAAGAAAATAAGATCATCTTAAACGATGAGCGTATTATCGTAGAATTGATGTCATTTATTTCTAAATCCAATACATATAAGGCAGAAGACGGTCAGCATGATGATTTGGTCATGAGTTTGGTGTTTTTTGCATGGCTAACTAGACAAGAATATTTTGCCGATTTAATCGAACAAGCTCAATTTAGTTATGAAGATCCCAAAAAACCTGAAGATGATAATGTTTTATTCATGCCTTCCAACCATTCAGAAGATGATGAGGGCGAATATGTCCAGGATGGAGTGATTTGGTATCCTAGTTAAAATGCTAAATATTTTGACATCATAAGGAAAATAAATGCCATCACTTAGCTCCTTTATTAACGCCAGCCAATATTCTACTGAAAGCACCACTCTCAATCTATTAGGTGGTATGAAGTTAGGTTCAACCTTTGCCGGAATCACTTTTAATGGTATTAGCGGTGCCGCCGGTAATGATCCTGGTGGTTTATTTGGTTGGTTAATCTATTCCAGAGCAAATCTTTATACTATTCCAAAAGGCTTCACATACTCTACCTACATTGTATACACAACACCACAAGAACTTGTTGGTGATTTGAATCAGTTGTCAGGAATTACATCATGTTTAATTTCAGCTCCCACAGCTGGTGGAACATTTGGTTTTTTCCAAACAGCCGGAACAATAGAGGACAAAGTTCAACTTGTACCAAGACCTGCGGGAACCGATTTTCTTCATGCAATTAATTATCTTGCATATGGTGGTACATTAGTTCTTGTTGGTGATCCGGTAGGTTTTGACAACTATATTGCAACTACAGAAAATTATCTAGATGTTATTGTTGGTCAAGAAGCTAATACTGCATTATGCACCTGGTTGATTGACCAACCATATACAACAGGAATCTTTCCTTCTATTGCAGATACTACTGGTATAACTGGTAGTGGTTACACAATGGCAAATTATGCTTCCTTGTTTGGTAATGTTGCTCTTGTAACAGGTAACACAGTTGCTAATCGAATCTTTAATGTTTATGGTGTCAAAGATATTTCAAATTTAGATACTTCTACATTACAATCAAATACTCAAATTACATACAAATTACCAACTTCTACAGATGTTGCTGGATTCTTTGCAAGAGCAAAGAACAGAAATGAATTATATCTTTCAGTGGCTGGTCTTGATAGATCAACAATTCTTAATGGAAATGTATCATCATCTATTGACTGGAATGATTCGTTAAAAACCACATTAAGAAATAATAAAGTAAATTTCTTTGTAAATTATAATCCAAAGTTCTTGGGTTCAGATATTGTTGGTGCAACGGCTACTGGAACATTAACGAATTATGACAGAGTTGGACCATCTCGTTTGCGTTCAGCGTTAAGACAAGATTTAGATGTAATTGGTCTAAAGTATCTGTTTGAAATTAATAATTCTACAACTCGAGCACAAGTTACTTCAGAAATTGAAAGTGCAATTGATCCATATTTAACTTTTATTGATACCACTAAAACACAAATTATTTGCGATAGTTCTAATAATGTTGATAATTCTGGTTCTTTAAATATGACGGTTGTAATCAAACCAATTCTAAGTATTGATAGTTTTGTAATTGATATTAATCTCACACAATAATGGCAAACAATAATTCAATAACAACTTTTAAAGAAGGTTTTTTGGGTGGCACTCGTGCCAATAGATTTGTCGTTGAACCAATTTGGCCTGTAAGTATTAATGTTCCTGCAGAAGATTCTTCATTTAAAATGATTTCTGCATCGTTACCTGCATCAACTATGAATACTATTAGTGTTCCATATCGTGGAAGATTAATAAATTTTGCAGGTGATAGAATGTATGCACCATGGAATGTTACCATTTATGATGATAATAACACCAATAGTATATGGAAGGGTTTACATCAATGGGCAGAATTTATGGATGGTCACTATACACATAAAGTAAAATCAGATGATTTTTCATATAAAAAATTACAAACTACATGGAGAATGAAACAATTAGATGCTAATGGTTTAGTATTAAAAACTATAACTTTATATAAATGTTGGCCTTCGGTAGTAGATGAAATAAGTTTGAATATGGCAGAGCCAGGATTTGTTGGCTTTAGTACAACTCTTACATTTGATTATATCAAAATTCAAGATGACTACAATAGTTAAGAGTAAATAACAATGCTAAATGATTTTAAAAATACATTTTTTGGTGGAACTCGTTCTAATAGATTTAGAATAGAAGGTTCATTTCCAACAGGTGGTAGATTTACAGATTTTCATATACGTGCTGCTACCCTCCCTAGAGTTACTAGTAAAACTCTTAGTTATGATTATTTTGGTAGAAAATTTCATTATCCTGGTGAAAGAGATTATGGAACCTGGAATATCACGATATGGGATGATGTTGGCAATAATAATTTGTGGGGTAAATTAAATAAGTGGCAAAATTTAATTAATGATCACGATCAAAACAAATCTTCTTTATTACCAAAACGATATAAAGCGGATAATTGGAGAATACAGCACTTAGATTTAAATGGTAACGATCAACCACTCAAAGAATATGTTTTACATGGCTGCTGGCCTGCTGGTATTCAACCAGTTCAAATGAATATGGGTTCTCCCAACGTGTTAAATAGTTATACTGTAATGATTGTTTTTGATTATATGGAAATCAAAAATGTTACAAGGAGAACATAAGGTGAATTATGGAAATTGATATATTTGGATTTCAGTTTGGAAAAAAGAAAACTACCAAGGAAGATCAAAAAAATGATGCAATGGCATCGTTTGCAGTTCCAGAAGTATTTGATGGAACTGTAACTGTTGAGGCTGGTGGTTTCTTTGGTACTGCTCTTGATTACGCAGCAACAATGCGTGATGAGACACAATCTATTATTCAATACCGAAATATTTCAATATATCCAGAGATCGATGCTGCTGTAGATGAGATTGTAAATGCAGCAATTGTTCCCGGTACGGATCACACACCTGTTAAATTAGATTTATCAAAATGCCCAATTTCTGATAATATTAAAACAAAAATATATAAAGAGTTTGACACTGTAATTCATCTATTGGATTTTAATCACAAATCCTACGAAATCTTTCGCAGATGGTATGTAGATTCAAAGTTGTTTTACAACATTGTAATCGACAAGGATCTTCCGGGTCAGGGTATTCAAAGTATTGTTGCCGTAGATCCATTAAAGATTAAAAAAGTTCGTAAGTTTAAAAAGGAAATGGATAAGTATGTTCAACAGACAAATACTCCTGTTCAACTAATTAAAGAAGTTGAAGAGTATTATGTTTATACTAACAATGATAGAGAATCACCAGTAATGACTGGTCCTCAAGGACTGCATTTATCTCTTGACAGTATTGTATATGTTCCATCTGGATTAGTTGATCTTAATACCAAACGCATTTTAGGATATTTGCATAAAGCCATTAGACCACTAAACATGTTGCGTCAAATGGAAGATGCTATGTTGGTTTATCGCATTGCTCGGGCACCAGAACGTAAAATCTTTTATGTAGACGTTGGTCAACTACCAAAAGCTAAAGCCGAACAATATATGCGGGATATGATGAGCAGATTCCGTACAAAACTTACCTACAACCAAGATACGGGTGAAGTAAGAGATGAACGAAAGATGATGTCGGTGCTTGAAGATTACTGGCTTCCACGTAGAGAAGGTTCACGTGGAACTGAAATTACAACTATTCCTGGTGCACAATCAACATCACAAATTGAAGATATTGAATATTTCAAAAAGAAATTATTTGCATGTTTGAATGTTCCTATTAGCCGTCTATCAGCTGAATCAACTGGTTTTAACATGGGACGTTCTACTGAAATCACAAGAGAAGAAATTAAGTTCTATAAATTTGTTGATCGTATTCGATATCAGTTTTCTCGTTTATTCATGGATACCTTACGAGTTCAATTACTTCTTAAAGGTGTAATGACTCAAGAAGATTGGGATGTTTTAAAATCAGATATCAAATTTGTATTCAATACCGATAATTATTTCTGGGATCTCAAAGAATCTGAAATTCTTTCTGAGCGTCTTAAGATGCTTTCGTTTGTTGAACCATATATTGGTAAATACTTCTCAACCGATTTTGTTAAGACTGATATTCTTAAACAACTACCTGAACAACTCAAAGTTATGGAAAAACAAATGGTTGTTGACAGACAAAGAATTGCGCAGGAACAGGCAGCAATGGCAGCACAACAAGCAGCCCAAGAAGGTGGACAGCAGTAATATTCCATGAATAATACTAAATTATTATTAAAATCGGGAATAGAGAACATCATTTTTAAAAATGATGAAAGCTTTAAGCAAAGTATAATTAAAGTTTTATCCACCAAATTAAACGAAAATATCAAAGAAACTGAATTATTAGTATCAAAATCATTGTTATACAGAGAGTCGGTTACTCCAGAAAACCCTACGTTAAATGAATTTGTAGACTTTGTAACTAATTTTAAACCAGGAAATTACAAGTTTCAAAGTGGTTCAAATATAAATATTACTGATTCAGATATAACACATATTAAAAATTTATTTGAATCATTGAATGTTAAAAATAGAGAACGTATGGTTTCCGAATTATTTACTGATGGTACGACATTTAAGCAACATTTAACATTTTCACAGAAGGTAAGAAATTTATTATGAAAAACAATATCCGTCAAATGCTCAAGACCGTAGTAGAAGAAAATGCTGTTGCATTCAAAGAACAAGCCACTAAAGTCCTCTATGGTAAAGTTGGAACCCGACTACAAGAACAATATAAAGTCATTGCTAAAGATTTTCTTGGAAAGAAAGAACCTAAATGAAGCTTATTACCGAATTAACTGAAGATATAAAGTATATCAAAGAGAATGCTGGCAATGGAGATAAACATTACTTCATTGAAGGTATTTTTATGCAATCTGGTG